ATATGGTAACTTAAAAACTCAAGGAACAATTGATTTCTGGAGCACCTCATTCATTAGAGGAACAACTCTTGATAAAGCAATTATTATAGTAGATGAATTCCAGAACTTGAATTATCATGAACTTGATAGTATAATGACAAGGGTAGGGGAGAGTTCCAAGATCATGTTCTGTGGTGATGCAACTCAAACTGACCTACTTAAACAGAATGAACGTAATGGTATCCATGATTTCATGAGAGTCCTTCGTATCATGCCTTCTGTTGACATAGTAGAATTCGGGGTTGAGGACATTGTTCGCTCTGGATTAGTTAAAGAATACATTCTTGCTAAATTGGAACTTAATTTATGACCTTTACTCATTGTAATTTTCTTGGTGATCTTGAATTAGAAAAGAAAGAAACTCCTGGGTGCCGACTGTATCATCTTCCTGATGGTCAGTGGGTGCCTTCTATTACATCAGTAACTTCTTTCTATAATAGACAGATCTTTATCAACTGGCGTAAGAGAATTGGTATAGAAGAAGCAAATCGTATTACTAAGAAAGCAACTACTCGTGGAACTGATTTTCATGAAGCAGTAGAAGTGTATATGAGGAATAATGAGATAGACTGGGGTGAGTTTAAACCTGCAACCCAGTTTATGTTTCATCATGCCAAGCCATATTTGGATAAGATAAATAACATACATGCTATAGAAAGAACACTTTACTCTGAGTACCTTGGTCTTGCAGGTAGAGTTGATTGTATAGCAGAGTATGAAGGTGAGTTAGCAGTCATAGACTTTAAGACATCTGAAAAGATCAAACCTGAGAAGTGGTTGGAAAACTATTTTGTTCAGGAAACTTTTTATGCTGCTGCCTACTACGAACTAACAGAAATCCCTGTTAAAAAACTAATCACTATCATGGTAACACCTGGTGGTGAGGTAAAAGTATTTGACAAAAGGAACAAAGGGGATTATATTAAACTTCTAGTTCGCTATATTAAAGAATTTGTTAGTAACAATACTGGGACACAAAAAAGTGAATGAATTAGAAAAAGTACTCGAAAGTAAATTCTTTTGCCCTGCTAAGTTTGCACAGGAGATTGAAGGTCTTGTTCAAGTTAATAAGGACATGAACTACATTGATGCTATTGTTTATTTCTGTGATCAGAATAGTATTGATGTAGAGAATGTACCTAAACTTATATCTAAACCGTTAAAGGAAAAGATTAAGTATGAGGCACAGGAACTTAACTTCTTAAAGAGAAGTTCCCGTGCGAAATTGCCGATTTGATTCCAAAAAAGTCGGAAAAAAACCCCGCCAATTTTTTTGATCCTATTACTTTTTTATGATGCCATTTGAGGCTTACACTTGTTACCTTGCTCTAAAGAACCACTTTACTAAAGACCATTACGATTATATAAAGTATCGTGGTAAGACTAGAGCAACTCATAAAGCTTTCTATAAAAGAAAGGATAGGTTTTGGTTTGAAAAGTTTGCAAGAAAGAAGAATGATAAAGAAGTAGAAGAGTTTTTTGTATCAAACTTTATATACTCTACTGATCCTGGGACAATGTGGATTGGTGAGATGATAAAGGAGGGAGAAGCACGATATGTAGATTGGAAGAAGAAGGTACAGTCACTTTCTTATATTTTTAAAGAAGAAACTAATACTTTATTTGATGGTAAGAAGGTTGATGCTGTATTTGATTGTTCTTCAGGACATCCTCCTATATTGAAGAGTTATCTGGGAGGAAACACATCACTTGAAACTATGGTGATATGTGATATAATATTAGAGTATGGAAAAGACTTTGATAAACGACTGAATGATCCTGTATGGGAAACCGTAAGTCGAAAGATTAAGAAGTATAGACCATTCCTAAATATAGATGTACCCCATTACAAAAAAATCTTAAAGGAGATAGTTATTCATGGCTCTTAGTAATGCTGATGTTCTTGCTAATTTACGAGAACAGAAAACACAATTAGAACAAAGTATAGAAACTAATCGCACAACATATTTAAAAGTGTTGGGTGCTATTGATGTTCTAGAACAAATTGAAGAACAGAGCACTGAAGAAACACCTGCGGAGGAAGAATGAGTTTCTTTGATTCAGAAGTAGTGAGAGCAGAGATGGCAGAGGTTAGTGAACTTCAAGAAGAAGTTTACAATAACGTCTTTAAGTTTCCATCTATGCCTAAAGAAGATAAAAAATATCATGTACAAGTACTTGAGAAACTTCTGGAGAAGCAAAGAATTCTTTATACTCGTGTCAGTTTATCTGATGATCCTGAAGCAAAGAAGATGAAGGAACAAATTTTAGAAGGAGCAACCACTATGGGACTTCCTGCTAATATTGATATGAATTTATTCTTTAAGAATATGTCACAGATGGTTGATATTATGAAGGAACAGATTGACAACGATCAGTTTAAGATGTAAACTAGGTACATACAAGCCAAATCTCAAAAAATCAGAGGTAATCAATGTCTTTTAAAGACTTAAAAAAACAGTCCTCTCTAGGATCTTTAACTCAAAAATTAGTTAAAGAAGTGGAGAAGATGAACACTCAAGGTGGATCAGGCGATGACCGTCTATGGAAACCTGAAGTGGATAAAACAGGTAATGGTTATGCCGTTATCCGTTTCTTACCAGCACCAGAAGGTGAGGATATTCCGTGGGCAAAAGTTTATTCCCATGCATTCCAAGGACCAGGTGGTTGGTATATTGAAAACTCTTTGACCACAACTGGTGGCAAGGATCCTGTATCAGAGCACAATCGTGAACTCTGGAACAGTGGTAATGAATCCGACAAGGATGTAGTTCGTAGACAGAAGCGTAAGCTTTCCTACTATGCAAATATCTATGTCGTCAAAGACCCTACCAATCCTCAAAATGAGGGTGGAGTATTTCTCTACAAGTTTGGTAAGAAGATCTTTGATAAAGTAATGGAGTCAATGCAACCAGAGTTTGAGGATGAGTCACCGATTAATCCTTTTGACTTCTGGCAAGGTGCAAACTTCAAGTTGAAGATCGTTAAGAAGGATGGTTACTGGAACTATGACAAGTCAGAGTTCGATGCAGTATCTCCTCTACTTGAAGATGATGATGCACTAGAAGCATTATGGAAGAAGCAGTATTCTCTTGCTGCTGTCACTGCTGCAGACCAATTCAAGTCATATGATGACCTGAAGAAGCGTCTTGATTATGTTCTAGGTAATAAGAAGCCTGCTCGTCGTGTAGATGAAGAGGTATTCGAGGAGGATAGCAATCGTGGTTCCTTCAAACCTAACTTTGAACGCAAAGAACCAGTCGCTGCTCCTGTAGCATCTGCTAGTTCAGAAGAGGATGATGCTTTAAGTTACTTCCAAAAGTTAGCTAACGAATAGTTACTTAAACAGTTTAATATTTTCTCCTTTAGACAAGGTTTTACTCACATACTGAGTAGAACCTTTTTTATATGGCATGATATCATCTATGTCATCTTTTACAATATTAATATATCTTGGCTTGAGTAGGAATATATTTCTCTTTGCATCTTCAATATCAGATTCGTATTGATAATTTGTTATTGGTGTGGCAATATTTGATTTAGTTGTATAACCAGGAACACGAGTATCGTAGAAAGTGACAGAGTAATCTGCTTCACATGTTAATCCTGCTTTAACAATGATTACACCAGAACTATTCTTTACTTCAGTTGTTTCATAGTGATGAATTTCTCCTATCCCTACAGTTCCATACTTATCTACTAGGTATCTATCAAATTCATTTGTTAATAGAGGCCATTCAGTTTGCACATTAAGAATGTTATTGGAAAGTAATACTACCCAATCAAGTTTAGAGTCTCTATAAAAATCGTAAGCAACATTGTCTGGTCTATCATTACCTTTGATTTTATATTTGGTAAAGAGAGTTACATCTTGAAAGATATCTTCTCTCAATTTCCCTCTCTTAAATAGATTTTTTACAGTAATGTAGTCTGATATTTTAGCATCAGGAAGTCTGCTAACATATTCAAAATCTGGAACTTTGCTGAAGTAATTTGACATTTTAGAAACCTATTTCGTCTGGGGAAAATTCTGCGTAATCACTGTTAAATACTGGTTCAAGTTCAGAGAACCCTAATGACATTTGATACTTGGTCATGATTCCATCTTCAAAGGTTGCATAGTTACCATCAGGAGTATATTGAATACCGCACGAAGTACAAGCACATTCCTTAAACTTATTTAATGCTTTGTGATCTCTGCTTCCATTTTTATATTCTAACCTAAAAGTATGAGGTGACTTTAAGAAGAGATTGGATTCTGATTTTATGGGAGCCATTCCTTGCTTAAAGAACCTAATAATTTTAAGGATAGTTCTACCTTCTCTTGCACTTCTTGCTGTAAAATTAAAGGTAAAGGTAAAGGATCTTAATTCAGGTCCACCAAATAACATTTCCATATTTGGATTGATTACCTGACCAGTTGCTCTTTGCATGAGTGCTTTGCTATCACCTGTGGCAGCACCTGCAATGGTTGACGCTAGAGCATCTTTTACATCTTCTTTATTGGTTCCAATATTACCCATCATATCTGCTCCTTCTTCCCCAGCTGCTTTAAGACCTTTTGTTATACCTGTAAGAGCAACTTTAGCAAGTGCCATTTGACCAGCATTCATCTCACCACTTGCCCATTTAGTTTGATTTTGATCATTAATTCCTGCTGGTATTGGAAGAACTACTTTTCCAATACTCTTTCTATTACGATCTCTTTCACCAGAACTTAATTTTTTACCATCAGAAGCAAGTCCTTTAGAAGTATATTCCATCATAGTAAACCAAATTGTATCCTGCTTTGCTTTTCTTAAAGTAGTTGGGTAGACTAAAACTCCTCCAAAATCATTTCTGGTTCCTGATGCAGATTTGCTTGGTTCAATACCATTATCAACACCTGCATTGGAAGATTGAAAATCATCTCTTTGTCCTTGTCCAAAATTAGGATCCCATTCTTGTCTTGCTTCAGTCTTTGTTTGTGCTGCTGGTTTTGCTGAATCTGTTCCTGAATTTATTGCTGTATTATTAGAACCTGATACTGAATTAAGTGCTGCTTTTTCGTCTGCAGTGAATGCAATAGCATTTTTTACAGAACTAACTTGGGTAGTAGATGCTTTTGCTATTGTTTGTTGATATTTTTGTGCTGTTTCGGATGCAGAATCATTCCATATTAT